GAATAACTTGAACTGCGGCTTGAGGATGAGAGTCGATTCGTCCAACTTCATCGACTTAACGACTTGCTTAATGGCAGTATCCCCCCACTCATTACCCCAATCAATGGCACGACCATAGGCATCGTCACTCGATTGATTCGTAATGACCTCCATTGCCTTCTTGGTTATGTAGGTCAGTGCAGTCTGCGAGAAGAGTCCTGCGTCACGTGCCTCCTTGCTCTTGGGTTTCGTCATTAGTGCGGAGATTCCACTTCCAGTGAATCGACCGAGTCGTAGTTTCGACCACGCTTCCGATTGTTGGGCGGCGTGGATAAGTGCGTCTTGAATGTACTGATTCATCGGTTTGCGAGTAAAGAGTTAAGGGTTGCTATTTGCGTCTCGGTCATCACTTCTGCAAGTGCGTCCATCGCCTCACGAATTTCGAACTCATCGCCTCCGTTCTTGGCCGCGATGCATAACTTCTCGAAGGTAGTGGCAGGCAGTTGACTCATCCCACTATTCGCAGTGGTAATCTTGAACGGCTTAAACGTGTCCACGTTCTTCCGATTGAGGTCACGTCCGAAGACTTTACCAAGTGATTGTGCGGCATTCTTGAGGCATTCGGCCTTCAGTTTAGGGAAGGCGAGGTCAAGTGCATTCGCCTTCTTATTCATCGGGTTCAATGCCCATTGATTCCGATCTTGACCTTCGACTCCCTGCGGTACTTTGTCAACCATAATAACGACTGACCCTGCTCCTACTCTTGTGATGAGTTGACCAGTCACTGGATGGATGACGTGCAGGACGAGTGACCCTTGAACTTCATTCGCGATGGCCGACCACTTGAAGTCAGTGGTTGACCATTGCCCGAAGAATAACTCATCGAGCGTCATCTCTACGTGACTTATCGTGATGTACTTGGCACGTGCGTCAGGCGTGTACTCGATGGCTTCACTGGCAGGCTCTGAATTGAGCCGTGCCGTGAACTTTTGGATTGAATCTATCTGCTCGGGACTCATAACGATAACTTATTAATAATTACGTCATATGCCTCTTTGAACTCCTCGATAGTGATAGGCTCACTGCATTTTTGATAGTGCCGTGCGATAGCCTCATCGCCAGTTACGTGGTCGAGCAGGGTCGTGAATAGCAGGTGAATGGCCTCGTTCTCGTTTTTGATGTACAAGAGTTCGCCGTTCAATCGTGGGTTGCGAAACGCACAAGGAGTTTCGATAGTGGTGGTCGTTTCGGACTCGACCATAGTCTTAAGTTTTAATTCTAACATAGTGATTGATATAAGTGATTAATAATAAATACAAAGGATAGTGAAGAAAACGATCGCGATGAGCAGGTCAATAGCGTCTCCGCTTGACTTCTTTCGGGGAGAGGAGGAGTTCGACAACGAGGTCTTCTCCTTTGCCCACGTATTCATCTTCCAAGTCGTGTGAGTAGATGAGTTGATAGGCATCGCAGTACTCCTTGAGCCAAGAGAGGCCTTCTGCGACATTGTCGCATATCTTGAAACTTTTGTCATCATTGCGGTAGTCGTGTATAATTAGGATTGCCATTTCGTGTTGATGTATATGTTGTAGCCGTGAATGCGGTTGAGGGTCTCGATGGCCTTCGTTAGGTCGCGGTCGGTGAGTCGTTCGCACTGGATGACCACGAATGGGTCGAGTTCCTTGCCGTGTTGGGTGGCTACCACGTGAATCTTTTTCATTACACGTTTAAGGTTATGGTAAAATCGTAACCACGGCCGCCTGCCTCATAGTGAGATAGTGAGCCATCTTCGTTCTCGATGCGTTCAAAGACCATATCTGCGGCATCGCAACGCTCAAGGAACGATTGCATACTGGCGTGTGCAGATGGGAAAGTGATAACTTCAGTCGTGCGTGTTGCAGTGTTTGAAATGGTGATGTAATACTTGTTCATAATGATAGATATTAAAGGGTTTGATGTTACTTGATTAATTATGCGTTGACCAGTCGCATCCCTGATAATTCTTTATAGTGAAATTATCTTGTACAAAGTAGGAAATTTGTCAATTGTTGTTCTTCCAGTCCTTTGCAGTCCCATATACTTGAACCACACGAAACTTTCAGAACAACGTGTGACTGGCACAATTACTTTGTTTGTTATCATTTTGCCGTTTTCGTCTGTTGTGAAGGTTTCAATTTCAAGTGTTGAACCTACTTTCAAATCTGATGCTTTCATTGTGTGTGTCATAACGCGGTGTGTTTGTTAATGATGAGCAAATGTATGTAACTATTTCGTTACAAAACAAGAAAAAAGTGAAATATTTTTGTTTTGCCCTTGCGGCGAGGGTTTCCGTGCCGCATATTCGACCCGAAACTTCGTAAGTCAGCAATGATTGATGCCGAATAACGATTCTCATCACGAAGGTGGTTAATCAATTAATTAGGTTAAAAGGGAAAAAGGGTCAGCAATGACCTTTTTTTATGCGTACGAGTACCTTCCGTAGTTCGGGAAGAGTTCGAAGTACATACGCATCATTATCATATCAGCGTAATCAGGCGAGATTCCGTGGGTCTTTTGGATTTCGTCCTTCCCGGTGACGGCGAGTTTCCCATCGCCATCAATGTTCTTCCTGCGAATCATATCAAGTTCCTTCGTTATCGTGTCGCGATGCTCACTGGGGAAGTAGATTCGATTCATCTCGATGAACTCGGCAAGGGTGAAATAGCATTCAGCCTTCAAGTTCGCGAATCGTTCAGGCTTGGTTGCTCGCGATCCATTGCGAAACTCTCGAATCTTGGCCACGTCAACCACTCCTGACCCAAGTCCATCAGCGTCACCGATGCAGTTCGATAACTTGATGTGTCGAGTATAGGCGAGGTCTTGAATGATTCGAGCGACCTCATCGACCTTCTTCCTGCGGAGTTCGATAATCTCGATAAGAGCGAGACCTTTCCATATACCTATGCACGTTCTATCCTTACCCAGTCGTGCGATGTCGGCCGTTAAGTATAGGTCACCTTGATTTGGATGTTCTCGAAAACATCGCAGGACATCGTCAGTCGCAAAGAGGTGGTCTTGGGTCTCATCGAAGTTCCAATCTCCTTCGAGTAGTCGCTTGCGGTCGACTTCGGGAAGTAAGGAAAGGGTTTTATGGTATGAGTCGGGAAGATGGATGTTATCGCCTGCCTTCGCTTGGATAAACGCATACTCCTTCGGTAACTCGTTCTTGACCCACGGCGCATAGAACTCGTTGTATAACCATCCTTTGGTTGGATTGCAGGTCATCAACCCTTTAGGTTTAAGATTGTATTCTTTCAACTTGAATCGCACACGCGAGCGAAGGATGTCCACGGCCTTCTTCGAAACCTGCGAGACCTCGTCAACTGCCCAGTCAGTTAACTCATAACCTCCAAGTGAATCGAACGAAGGGTCGGAAGGTCGCAGTTCCAAATCTTTCAAGATGACTTCGCTCCCATTCCAAAAGCGAATGACGGATGACTGCTGATTGTAATCGTAGTTCTTCCCTGCCTTCAGTCCATACATCGCGCAGACCTCGAAAAACGTCTTTAAGGTGGTCTTCTTGAGCGTATCTAACTTCGAACGACCGATGAGTCCACGAGTGCCTGCATACTTCAACCTACGTTGAATCTGCCACGCACATAGCGTGAAGGACTTCGACCCTCCTGCCGCTCCTCCAAAAAGAATAACCTCCGACTCGCTATCATTCGCAAGCGAGCGGAGGCATTCAACTTGTTTAGGTAAAAACTCAATCACATCAAGTACTTTGGGTTCTTGGTCAACTCATAGGCTTCGGCCATCAGGCGATTCATCCTGCGTGAATACTCGATGTTCGGCTTCATCAGTCTCATAACGCCGAGCCAAATTATTTCTCTTTCGATGTCTTCGGCACTCCGTAGGCTTTGAAGTCCTTCATCCAGTATGGTAGTTGATTCTTGTGTGTGCATTCGTAGTATAGGTCTCGTTGTAATTTATCGTATTCAAGGTCTACTGCCTCTTTGATGGCGCATATCACGGCTACCTCGTTATCGAGGCTCTCCTCTCGCAGTTCACTAAACTTCCGAGCGAGTCGTTCAATGGCTCTCAAAACGGCATCGAGTTATCGTTCGACTTCGGTTTCGGTTCGGTTAAGGACAATGAGTAGAACTCGCCGTTCTTCCCTTGCTTCTTCCACGCAGATAGTCTCATCTCCTTGTCACCTACCATAATGGTTCCAGTGAAGTCGGGGTGAGTGTCTTTTTCCTTGCGGTCGTTCTTAAACAACGACCCTTGATTTGGTTTGTGTTGGTATGACATATGGTTATAATTTACTAACTACTTCTTCGATGCTCATTCCACTGACCTCGGATAGTCGCTTGAGGTCGCTTAACTGCATCGACTGGGGGTTCTTGAGCCAACGATAGGTGGTCGTTCGTGTCACGTTCATCCTCTCACTGAAGAGTGTCTTCGTGCCAAACTGCTCGGTAATGAATGATTCTAACTTGTTCATCTTGCATCAATACGAGTGGTGTCGTATCTTTCGCAAAGATATGTTACTTAATAGTCACATTCAAGGCGAGATTGAAAGATAAACTCAATAAGTCGATGGAAGAGTTAATGCCGATATGGCAACGATTCGCTCGCGGCTTACTCAAGAATCGCACGAAGGGTGACGATTGCCTGCAAGAAACGCTATTGAAGTGTATGGAGAATCAAGGCGAGAAGATGCATCAACTGGCCGAGTCGGGTCACCTATTCACATACGTCAACCGATGTCTATTCACGATGGCTACCGACCCATCAAGTAGGTACGGAATGAAATATCGTAAGTTCTCCGACAACTGGGATACCTACTCAAGTCAACACGAAAGAGAACCCGAAGTTCCGTGGCTTGGTAGTCGCATCGATAACGAGTATCTCGATGCCTATATATCACTGATGCCTGACATAGATGCGATAATGCTCCGCTTATACATAATGGATGACTTCTCGTATCAAAAGGTCGCTAACCACACTGGAATCCCTATCAAGTACCTCTATAAACGAGTCGAAAAAGCAATAAAGAAAATCAAGAATAATGTCACTAAACGTCCCTCCTGCTATACGGATGAAGCGATATGACGAATGTCGCAAATGCAAGTACTTCAAGTCCTCGACTCGGTCGTGTGGAACGCTACGTATATTCAAGCCGTTCGGTGAGAAGATAACTATCGAAGAACAACTTCACAACGAGCAAGCGGAAGAATCCAACAAGGTGGTCTACTATCGGCGCAAGGTCACTTTATGTGGATGCGTAATGCCTGCGAAGACTTGGCTCAAGGGTGCGGAGTGTCCAGTCGGAAAGTGGTCGGCAGAGATGTCGAAGGAGGATATTGAGAACCTACGTCAATTCCTGCTATCGCTTCCAACAACTATTTCCGACCCGGAGTTGCAGACTCAATTACTCACGTGGTATAACAAGTTCGCTCCTGCTGGCAGTAAGCAAACGTGTGCCTCTTGCAATGTCCCTACTATGTATAAAGAATTACTTAAACAAGTCCAAGAATGAAAGTCTA